CGGATCCCGTCGGCCACCAGCTGCGCGGCCTCCGCCAGAATCCCCAGCTGTTCCGCCGCAACTTCGTCGGTATCGGTGTCCCGCACCGCTTCGCTGCCTCCCCGCGTGCGTGCCGGGCGGCACCACAGCGGTTTCCCATTCATGGTGTAGCTCATTGCCGTGTGAGTGCCCAGCAGTTGACGACGACGAGAGCGGCGAGGAACAGCGATTCCACGATGTCCTGGCTCCCGAGGAGCGCGGCCATGTCCACCAGCAGCAGCGCGCCGATGGTGCCGAGTTTTGCGGAAGTCCACCGGCGAGTGTTCGGCGGCGGCGGTGTTGCCCGGTACGGGCGACTGTAGTGTGATGTGCTCATTTTGGTTGGTTGTTGCGGAGCGTACCAGCTCCCCGGAACGCCCGCCGTGCGGACGCTCAACGGGAGCTTGTTACCGGCTGGATTTGCGCGGCTGCCGGACGAGCACGCCAGCAGGGATGCGGATGCGGCGTGCGCCGTCGGCGGTGACGGTGTCGAGCGCCAGTGCGCACGGCCCAACGCGCAAATGGTCAGGTTGCCATTTGACGCGAATGCCAGCGTGGCGGAGAACTTTGTCGTGGCCGTAAAGGTCGCAGGTAAATGCGCGGGCGGGTGTCGTTGCCATAATAGTTGTTCGGTTGGTTGTCTCGGTTGCGTTAGTCATTTCTGACGGCCTCGTCAGCACCCGCATCACGGGTGGACGCCCCGGAGGGCGTTTCGGCCTAGGCTGCCAACTCACGAAGAGCTAACTTTTTTGCGGCGTGTTCGCGGTCGTTTAATTCCACGTTCAGTTCGTTTGCGAGCTTGATCCACTGGGAAAGAGAAAGCTGGCGGATGCTTGCAAGGTGCTTTTGGAATGCTTCATTCATGCGATGAAGTTCTGCGCGGATTTCAGCGAGGCGAGCGGTGTTCGTTGTCATGGGCCCATCTTAGCTAAACAAAATTGCTTTGCTAGCCTTTTGTTAAATTATTTTTTGCCCGTTTCAAAGCGTTGGCAATGCGCGCTTTAGGACGTGGCAGCGATGCGTTGCGGCGCACTGCCTCGGTCTTTTTTTCGCTGCGCGCCTTGCCGCCGATGGCACCAGCTGCCGCGCGTTTTTGCGCTAATGTAAGTTCCATGGCGGTCAGCGGTTTAGGATGCCCTCGAGCCTCATTTTCTGCCAGTTGATGAGCTTCCGCACCAAGGCGTCTGAGTAGATCATGGCCTCCTGAGCCAGTTCCTCAGGCCCCTGCGGCTCGCGGAGCGGGTGGTTGTCGCGCTGCATCAGCACCTGTAGGCAAGAGATGGCGGCGAGTTCGCGGAGACCGACGACGGGGTCCCAGTCAGGGGATGGTTGTGTGTCCATGCCCGCACCCTACGCAGCGTGCTTTGCTAGTCAAGCGCGGTGCCTTTGTTTCATGAGGAAATCGCAACCCCTCGCAGGATCTCCCTGCGCAGCATTCGGCACCCGGTGCGCTGGTCGGAAAACTATTCGCCCGCCGGAACGAGCCCAGCCTCGAAAAGCTCGGCCTCTTCATCCCTGCGCCGCCGCAGCCCCTTCGTGTCGGGCCAGAGCCGCTTCATCGCGCGCAGTTGGTCAGGCACGCCGCCCAGCTCGCCCACGCGGAGCAACCGCTGGATCTCGGCCATCTCACGCCGCCGGTCGCCCGTCAGGTTTGGGCCACGGTTGAACACCAGCGACACCAGCGCCGCCGCGCAGTCGCCAGGCAGTTCGTCAACTTGCGGGTAAATTCGGAGAGTCCGCAGGTACCAGGTCGGGATAGTCACGTCCTGAAAAACGGCCAACGCAGCATCCCACGGGATCACCAGGTGCCGAACGTGCGGCAGCCGCACCTGCGCAGCCTCCCCGCGGTGTCCGGTCAGCGCGACGAGAATCTCGAGCGTGGCTTTGTCGAGGTGCGGCGACCATGCCCTGGTTGTCTCGCCCGCGTGCGAATGCCCGAGGTCCCAGCCAACGCCGATGGTGATCCCACTGGCCTCGCCGGGCCATTCCGGGTGCCGGTCGTAGTAGCGCTCCCCGCCCGTCTCCCAGTCGATGATTTTGGCGATGCCGCGCGGTGAGAGGTTCATTTTTTGAGTGCGCGGATGGACTCCACAATTTTGATGGAAGTGAAGATCGCCGCCAGCAAACAGCTTGCGATCCGGATCCACTGCTCAGCTTCGCTCAAAGAGATGGCGAGTGCGCCCACGTTTGCGAGGTTCACGGTCGCCAAGTCTAAGAAGTGCCGAGAGTTAAGCATGAGCGAGAAAAGTTGTGCCCGGTCCGGGCACTCTTGGGAGTTTTCCGTCGGCGTCATAAATCCCACTGTACGGCGAAATCTTCGAAGGCGGAAGCCCATTTCCCTCAGTTCCTGCGGGCGGAAGAACTCTTTTTACGGGGGCGAGGATTTGCAGCCCCGCGGGCGGCGTTGCCCCCAGGTACTTTGCTTGAAATGCGGGAATTGTTGGTACGGGTAGGACGGTCATAAAAAAAGGAGATCCACACGAAATTTGCGGCGATGCCGATATTGAGCAGCACCTCGGATGCCGCGGGACTCGAAAGTGTTAGCAGGTTCCACAGCGCGCCGCAAACTGTCACGGTGGTAGCGCCTTTGCAGAGCATTGCGGCCCACGGCTTGCGCCAGATTGCCGACTCGGGATGCCCAAAGACTCGGAACACCAAATGCAGCGCGGAGACGGCCAGGATGCCGTTAGCGGTTGCGTTTATTGCGGTTGGCAGCGTCATCGGTGATAAGTTTGTTGCTGATCGTTTCCACTGCCCTCAGGCCACAAAATCCAAGCAGAAACGCCGCGGCGTAAGCGTACTGCGGCTCCCCGTCCAGCCGGGCCAGCTTGAGGATAAGCGGCGTCACGTAGTTTGCGCTCGCGGCGCCTCCCAGCAGGCTTGCCAGCGTGCGCGGTAGGTTGCGGCCGGCTTCCTTGCTGCTCATCAGCACGGAGCCCGCAAACCCGGCCATGGCGAGTCCCAGGTCAACGCCAGCTTGTTTCAGTTCCTCGATCATTTCTTCGGCTGCTCCGGTTTGTGAGAAGCCCCGTAGAAAAACGCCAGCACCGACGTGAAGGCCCCGCTGAGCGTCCCAATCAAAAGGCTCAAGGTGGTCGATTCCCACAGCTTTAGCCAGCCCGTCAAAAGCCCCACAAGGATCCCAAAAAAACCAGCAGTGACAACACACGCGAGCACCGACGGCACCCAAGAGTCCGTTGCCGTTTGCATCGCCCGCGCACTTGCCCGGTCCTCGGCCGCCAGTTTCTCCGCGTCAATCCCCAGCTCCGCCATGCGCGTCTTGAGTTGCAAATCGGCGGCCTGCAAAGCGGCAATCTGCTCGGCAGTGAGGTTGCCCGAGGTCAATGCCTTTTGCACCTTCTCAGTAGTCGCCTCGCTCATGCCCAAAGCTTTGCCAACAGCCTCCACGGCGGCCCCGCCAAGTGGACCACCGAGGAGACTGCCTATGGTTGGGAGGAGTTTTGAAAGAAAGGACATTAGAAATAGGTGGTGACAATGACGATGCCGTTGGCCCCGTTTCCGCCTGCACCAGAGTTGCCGACGTTATCGAGAGCCGCGCCTCCGCCGCCCCCTGCGCCGCCATAAAGCCCGCCGTTGCCACCGTTGCCTGCGTTGCCAGTGACGCTTGACCCACCGCCTCCGCCTGCGCTGCCACTAGCAGCAAAACCTGCTGCGACGTTTGGAGCAGATGCGCCGTTGCCCCCAATTGCTCCTCCATTTGCAGTTCCACCGCTAAACCAAGATCCAAGACAAGTTCCTCCCGCGCTCCCTGTAAATCCAACCGTTGCAGCAGCAGGGAGCCCTCCTCCTGCGCCTCCTCCTGCGCCTGAAATATTTACATTTGATCCACCAGTAAGTGTTCCTGCCCCTGCGCCGCCCGCTGATCCGTTACCCCCTTGAAACATGGCGCGGGCACTTGAACCTGCCCCAGCAGGTCCATTTGCGGTTGTTGCAGTCCCAGCACCTCCACCACCCGTCACTTGTATCCAAGCTCCAAAGGAAGAATTTCCTCCAGTAACACCAATGTTTCCGTTTGTGCTGTTGGCTGTTACGGAAGCTCCACCAGTCCCCCCGCTTCCGACAACAACAGTTTCAGTCGATCCCAAAATTGAAGCTGCAATGTCACGCAACGAATATGATCCGCCGCCCCCACCACCACCGCCAGATGCCTGAGATCCAACGCCCGCTTTGCGCCCAGAGCCCCCGCCGCCGCCGCCAGAAATCACGACAATATTCACCAATTTTGCGTTTGCCGGTTTGGTCCATGTAAACGTTCCCGCCGTGCTGTAAACGTCAACTTGTGCGCTAGTTGCCTTCGCCGCCAGCGCGGTCGTGAGCCCGTCAATCTTGCTCTGCGCAATTGCCGCAGCCGCGTCAACGTCAGCGTCCACAAGTAGGCTTGCCGGACTTTGCAGCACGCCCGCTACGTTTTTCCAGAGTCCCGTGCCTGCCACAAGCCCGAGGGACGTGTGGACATGGCTCGGAGTGCTGCCACCAAACTGCCCAGTCACGCTGTGGTTGTTTCCAGTCGCATAGGCCTCGAGCGTCACAAAGATCCGATCCGTCACCAGCATCGTCGTCTCTGGCACCAGCACCGTAAAGCCAACTAGAGCGGCAGTCGTGCCAATCGTCACCGCTGCGGAGGTCGCAAGTAGCGTAGGCGCAGCACTGCCATCGTACTTAAACACCTTGGCACGCACGCTGTTGCTGTGGTTGTTGTCAGCAACCCCCACAAGCCACACGTTAAAATCAAACAGCCCCGCCGGGATGTCGGTCGATCCCGGATCCTGCGGCGTGGACTCGGTGACAAATCCGGCAAACTGCGTCCATGTTTCCGGCGTCAGCGTGCCGCTCGCTGCCGTTGTCTGGCTCGCGTCTGCACTGCGCCCAAGCTGTTTCGGTGTGCCTGGCAGATTGGTGGTCGGCGCGTCAGCGTTCGTGCCCTGGTTGAGATAGTACGTCAGCCCGTTTGCGCCGCCGCCACCACCGCCCGTAGAGGCGGCAGGAGCCCACTGCGAGCCGTCCCACGTGAGCACCTGCCCGCTAGTCGGTGCCGTTGCTGCCACCGGCTGGCCTTTAAGTTTGTCTACACTCGTCGAGTGCAGCCCGCCGGAGACGTCGCCGGTCAAAATTGGAGAGTTGAGAGATGGCATGATTACATGTCGGGGAATTGCGCGATTGGTGCGCTAAAACTGGTGGTGTACCGGCAAACGCCTTTGGTCACTCGGAAATCATCAATGTTGCCAATAAAGGCACTGCCCGTACTACCGCCCAACTGGCAAAGTGTACCGGCTGCGGTGTAATCTGTTGAATCAGCAAACGTTGTGCCCTGCACTACCCCGTTTATAAACATCCTCGTCGTCCCTGATCCCCTTGCCACCGCTACATGTGTCCACACATTAGTTCCCGTGGATGTGGATGTTATCCTTGTGATTCCACCGGTTATGTAAACAACTCCGGTGCCGGTATTGTAGGCGATGCTGTTGCTTGTGCCCGGCAGAGTAATCAAATTCTGCGCTCCGCCGGTTGCTGTAATTCTAACCCAAAATTCAACCGTAAAATCTCCTGTGCCAAACGCAAACGGAGTGTTGTCGGTGTGAATGTTGAGGTATCTGGCAGTTGCGCCACCAAGATACGACGCAGTCCCAAATTTAACCTGA